GACACTCGTGTCCTTACATTACCATTATGGGATCTAGCATCTAATGCTGTGTATGACATGCTTGTAGGTCATGAGGTAGGACATGCATTGTTCACACCTAATATTGACTGGAGAGAACTAGCAGATTGTCCACAAGATTTTATCAATGTAATTGAAGATGCACGTATAGAAAAACTAATAAAAAGAAAGTATGCTGGTCTTTGCAAAAGTTTTGCTCAGGGTTATACAGAATTAAATAACAAAGATTTCTTTGAAATTGCAGACCAAGATCTTTCTACATTCAGTTTGATTGACCGTATCAACTTACACTTCAAACTAGGTGCTAGTGCTATGGTTCCTTTCAATGGATCTGAGATGTTATTTGTTGCTCGTACAGATCAGGCAGAAACTTTTGAAGAAGTATGTCAGATTGCACAGGATGTATACGACTGGACACAAACACAAAAAACAGAAGAAGAGGAAGATGAGGTTTCTCTTGATCCATCATTACTTGAAGGTATAGGTGACATTGAAGGTGAAGGTGATTCTGAAGATCAAAATACTTCATCATCACAACCACGTTCTGGTGGTGCAGGAGGATCAGCATCTTCTAAGTTTGATAGAATTGATGCTGATGATTTTGAGCAGATGATACAAGATGATGAAGATCTATTAGATGAATTGTTTGGAGAATCTGAATCAGATGAAGGTGGAGAGCATGGTACTACATCTCAAACACAGAGATCATTTGATGATAAGTCTGGAAAGTTATCTAGTGAGTCACATGTTGATTCAACATATGTTGAGATACCAAAAAATGTAGATATAAATGATTTCGTTGTAGATTGGAAGGTACTTCACAAATGGATTGGTGAGCAACAAAATGCACAAGATCTAGCATTGTTTGAATTTGTTGATGCTGATTACAAAGAGTTTCGTGCTAAGTCACAGAAAGAAGTCAACTACATGGTTAAAGAGTTTGAGTGTCGTAAGTCTGCAGATGCTTATGCTCGTGCAGGAGAATCTAAAACTGGTGTTCTTGACACAAAGAAACTTTACACATACAAGTACAACGAAGATGTGTTCAAAAAAATTACAGTTATTCCTGATGGTAAAAACCATGGTATGATCTTTGTCCTTGATTGGTCTGGTTCTATGTCATATGAACTTCTACCAACAGTAAAGCAATTACTAAATCTAACTGCATTCTGTAAAAAAGTACAGATCCCTTTTGAAGTCTATGCATTTACAAATGAGTGGACAGTTGCAGAGCGTGCTATCAACAACAATCCTAACACATCAGATTCATATCGTTATCGCAGCAAGTCTGATAGTCTATCAAAAAATGAGATTCTATTAGACAAAGGTTACTTTCATCTAATGAATTTTGTTTCATCACGTTCTAATTCTAGAGACTATGAGCGTATGTGCTTACAACTATACAGAGAAGCAAGTTACTATGCTCGTCGTCAATGTCGTTATCCACACTACCACAACTCTGTAGGTGTAGGACTATCTGGAACTCCATTGAACGAAGCAATCATTCTTCTAAACTTTATTATTCCAGAGTTCAGAAAACAAAATGATTTACAGAAAGTAAATGTTTGTGTTCTAACTGATGGTGATGCATGTTCAACAATATATGGTCGTGAGTGGGTAGGTAAGAATGAGTTTGGTGAAGATGCACCTCGCATATCTTCACATCGTGTAGACTATGGTGTCATCCTTCGTGATCGTCAAACAGGTATTGTGTATCGTCAGTTTACATATGGAGATTGCACAAACATCTTTATCCAACAACTTAAAGATCGTAACCCTGATGTAAACATATTAGGTTTCAGAATTCTAGCGGGTGGAGCGTTGTCAAACTATGTTTGCACATATGGTGGAGGTATGGAATACTACCCTGCAATCCAAAAGCAATGGCGAAAAGAGAAGTCTGCAATCATTCCTAATCCTGTAGCATACAGTGCACTCTATGCAATCAGTAACAATGCCATAGATGCTGATACAACATTTGAAGCAAAGAGTGATAGTAAGGCAGATATTAGTCGTGCATTCAGAAAGATGCTTAGTAACAAAGCGGTTAATAAAAAATTATTAAACTCATTTGTGAGCATGGTTGCATAGGTATCGTACTACGACATAACTTCTCATGAGTCTCAAAATAATCTCATTTATGCAAGACAACTTATGCTGTCTTGCATTTTGTCGTGTATCATACAAAAAACCACTTGAAAAAGTGGCACAATGAGTGTATACAACGTAACTTTAAAAGTGTATGATATATACATATACGAAACAAACTAATGCCAGCACCATCACCGCTAACCACAGCACAATTATCAGAGTACCTTATCAATAAGTTTGGTACTAAAGTCAATGCAAATGATCTAAAGATTGCAGCAAGACATTTTGGTCTACAGTATGAGACAATCAGTAAACGTCTCAAAGAATTTAAAGTCAAGAGAGGTGTATGGCAGTTGACAGTAGCAGAGAGACTTGAGAAGACATTCAAGTCACAATCTGCACAACCCGCTGTAACTACTAGAAACCTAGTTCCTCAGAAAGAACCAAACTTCATACCGTTCGGTAACTTCACCGATGTTAAAAAAATTATTAACTCTGGTATGTTCTATCCTACATTCATTACAGGCATGTCAGGTAATGGTAAGACTTTAGGTGTAGAGCAAGCATGTGCTGCTCTCAATAGAGAACTGATTAGAGTCAACATTACTATTGAAACTGATGAAGATGATTTAATCGGTGGATTCAGACTTGTTAATGGAGAGACAGTATGGCACAACGGTCCTGTCATAGAAGCTCTTGAGAGAGGTGCAGTTTTACTTCTTGATGAGGTTGACTTAGCATCAAACAAGATCTTATGTTTACAATCTGTACTAGAAGGTAAAGGTATCTTCTTAAAGAAGACAGGTAGATATGTAACACCAAAGTCTGGTTTCAACATCATCGCTACTGCAAACACAAAAGGTAAAGGTTCTGATGATGGTAGATTTATCGGTACTAATGTCTTGAACGAAGCATTCCTTGAGAGATTTGCTTTGACATTTGAGCAAGAGTATCCTCATGTTAAAACTGAGCAGAAGATTCTTGAGAAAGCAGCAGGATCATTAGGTGTTCTTGACAAAGAGTTCTGTACTCATCTTGCTAACTGGGCAGATATCATCCGTAGAACATTCAACGATGGTGGTATTGATGAGGTTATCTCTACTCGTAGACTTGTACACATCATTCGTGCATTTGCTATCTGGCAGAATCGTATGAAAGCAATCAAAGTTTGCACCAATCGTTTTGATGACGAGACAAAGCAATCATTTATTGAATTGTATGATAAGATAGATGCAGGAGTTGATCTAAATGCAGAAGATGACCAAACCGTTTGATGGATACCTAGGACACATCCTCCGTCTTAAAGACGGTAGGAGTGTTCGTATCATTGGAGATGGAGGAGAGGAATGGAAACCAACACATAAAATAAATGTTGTTGACCTTGACGGAAATGAATTTCAATGTTATCATAGTGACATAGATCATGTATGGAGTGAGAATTGAAATACAATGAGAAAGAGATTCTTAATGAGATCTCTGATTACATCTCCAATACCTACAGTGCACACTATAGTCAAAATGATGGAGTTCAAACTCTTGATCTTATTGATGCTATAGGTGATGCCGAAGCATTCTGTAGGTCAAACATACTTAAATATGCTTCACGATATGACAAAAAAGGTACAGCAAAAAAAGACATCTTTAAAGTTGTCCACTATGCAGTATTACTTTTACATTTTAATAACAAATCTACATTATGAGTAACGTAACTTTATCTAGAAATACACTTGATGTTCTTAAGAATTTCTCTAGTATCAATTCATCTATTGTATTCAGAGAGGGTTCTACAGTTAGAACAATTAGCAATGCAGAAAACATTCTTGCTGAATTTACAGGAGATGAATTCTTTCCTGCAGACTTTGCAATCTATGACCTGAGTCAGTTCTTAGGTGGTCTCTCATTATTTAATGACCCACAACTAGAGTTTACAAGTAAAGATTTTGTAAACATAAAAGGTGGACGCAACTCTGCTAAGTATTACTTTTCAGATCCTGAGATCACATTGAAGAGTGCACCAGAAAAGAATGTAAAATTTCCTGGTAGTGATTTAGAATTCACTTTGTCTGGAGATGATTTATATTCTTTACAGAAAGCTTCTGCTGTATACAGTTTGCCCGACCTTACATTTGTAGCAATTGAAGGTGAGGATACAATCAAACTTGTACTGAGAGACAAAGAGAATGACACCAGTAATACATATGACCTTACACTTAAAGGTTCTGCTACTGGTTCATATTCATTAGATGTTAAGATAGAAAATCTTCGCATTATGTCTGGTGACTATAGAGTAAAAGTTTCTAAAGGTTTGATATCAGAATGGATAAATCAGAATATTGATTTGACATACTATATTGCTCTGGAACCTAAGTAATGAAAGATTTCTTATGGGTTGAAAAGTATCGTCCAAAAGTTGTCAGTGATTGTATCCTTCCAGATACAACTATTAATGTATTCAAAGGATTTATTCAGCAAGGAGAGATACCAAATCTTTTACTTAGTGGCACAGCAGGAGTGGGTAAGACTACTATTGCAAAAGCATTATGTGAAGAGATAGGTGCATCTTATATCATTATCAATGGATCTGATGAAGGTCGTTTTCTGGACACAGTTAGAAATCGTGTAAGGCAGTTTGCTACAACTGTTTCTCTAACATCAGGTGCTGCTCACAAGGTCGTTATTATAGACGAGGCAGACAACACTACCAATGATGTACAGTTGTCCTTGAGGACTGCTGTAGAGGAGTTTCACAGCAACTGTCGTTTTATCTTTACTTGCAACTTCATTAATAAAATTATTGAACCATTGCATTCTAGATGTACAGTAGTTGATTTTAGAATCAAACCTGAGCAAGCAACTCAACTACAAGGTGAGTTCTTTAAGAGACTAAGAAGTATTCTTACTAGCGAGAAAGTTGAGTATGATGATAGAGTCTTAGCAAAACTTATCAAGAGATATTATCCAGACTGGCGAAGACTTATTAATGAGTGTCAACGTTATGCTGCCACAGGTTCTATTACATCTGCTATTCTTGTTGATGTTGCTGATGTTAATCTTGATGCATTACTATCTTCACTCAAGAAGAAAGAATTTACTACAGTAAAGAGTTGGGTTGTACAACATATGGATAATGATCCCACCATGGTTATGCGTAAGATCTATGATAGTCTCTATGGTGTATTGAAACCATCTTCTATACCAGAAGCTGTTTTAATTATTGCAAAGTATATGAACAGTATTCCTATTGTTCCTGATCAGGAAGTTAACTTGTTAGCATGTCTAACAGAAGTTATGATGAGTTGTGAATTCAAATGAAGACATGTAGAACATGTAAAAAAGAAAAGGAGGACACTGCCTTTGAAATAACAACTGTTACAGCAAAGAAAACATATCGTCATGGTATGTGTTATGAATGTAGAAAAGTTGTTAGGAAGGTAGAGAGAGACCTAAAGAAAATACATGGTAAAACAAAACCTTTAGGAACTCCATGTGATTGTTGTGGCAGGACAGATCTACAATTAGTTTTAGATCATTGTCATGAAACAGGAAAACTACGTGGATTTTTATGTAAAGTATGTAATACTAGTATAGGTGCACTAGGTGATAATCTAGAAGGCATTGAACGAGCAAGAAATTATTTGGTTGAAGCAATTATTTGGGAGGGTAAGAAACCATGAACAATTACGGACTTGAAATTCTTTTCTGGGTAATACTAGGAGTATTCTTTATCTACCAGTATGAAGAGAGAAAGAAATGAAGACAAAAGTAAAAAGTTTAAAGTCATATAAAACACCACTAAGATATCCTGGTGGTAAGTCTAGAGCATTAAGTAAACTGTTTCAGTTTATTCCTGATCTAAAAGACTACACAGAATTTCGTGAACCATTTCTAGGTGGTGGATCTGTAGCGATAGAGATAGGTAAAAGGTATCCACACCTAGAGATATGGGTCAATGATCTTTATGAACCATTGTATAATTTTTGGAAGATACTGCAATCAGATGGTGATAAACTTAAAGATAACTTAGTGCAACTTAAAGAGACACATTCAAATCCATTTGCTGCTGAACAACTATTTCTAGATTGTAAAGACTACTTAGCAAAACCAGTAGCAAATGCTGTTGATCGTGCTGTATCATTTTATGTTGTAAACAAATGTTCTTTTAGTGGACTAACAGAAAGTAGTTCATTTTCTAAGCAAGCATCAGAAAGTAATTTTTCAATGAATGGTATTGAAAAACTTCCAGAGTATTCACGTATGATTGAGAACTGGAAGATAACTAATTTATCTTATGAGAGAATGCTCTCTGATGATTTAGATTCTTTTGTATACTTAGATCCACCATATGAAATTAAATCTAATCTCTATGGTCGTAAGGGAAATATGCATAAAGGATTTAATCATGATGAGTTTGCATCATGGTGTGATGATTATAAATCACCTATACTAATATCATATAACTCATCACAACTAATACGAGATAGGTTTGAGGAGTGGACAGTTGCAGAATTTGCACACACTTACACAATGAGGTCTACGGGATGCTATAATAAAGAACAAGCATCAAGAAAAGAATTAGTTTTATTTAATTATGAAGTGTGAAGTAACTCTATACAAAGCAGGAACTATCTTCAAAGAAGAAGTGATTGCTAAAGACTATCAAGACGCACGTGAAGTTGCTCTTGCTAGAAACCCTAACGCTAGAGTTGTTGGGGTAAATGCTAAGTAAATTTTGGGAGATCTGGAAGTATGCATTGGGTTCGTTCTCTGATGAGAAGACGAAAGAGCATGATAATACTATACTCATTATACGATCTGTTATCTTTTTTACTTATCTCATCACTAATTGCTTTATTATTAGCGGAGTAATTCGCCACTGGAACAATGTACCAACTAAAAGATTATCTATACAGCATCAATCAATCCAAAAAGAATATCTTGGTTGATGATCTTGATGCGGAGAGAAAATATCCAACATATATTATTAACAGATGCTTAAGTTCCTTTACTGACACTGTGTTGTTTGCCAATGAGATGAACAAGAACCCTCATCTCCCAAAGCGTTTGCAGTATGACTTTTATATAAATAGTGTGAAACCAAGGAAGCGATTCTCTCCTTGGACTAAGAAAGATTCTATTGATTATCTTGAGATAGTAAAAGAGTATTATGGTTATAATGACGATAAAGCTCTTCAAGCACTCAGAGTCCTCACCAAGAATCAGTTAGATCATATAAAAAAAGCATTAAGCAAAGGTGGCAAACATGAACGGTGAACTTGAGATACAATGGAAACAAACTGATATGGTTGAGGTTTCATTATCTGAACCAGATGATTTTTTAAAAGTTCGTGAGACACTTACACGTATAGGTGTAGCATCAAGAAAAGAAAAGAAGATATATCAATCTTGTCACATACTCCATAAACAAGGCAAGTATTATATCGTACACTTCAAAGAATTATTTGCATTAGATGGTAAGAATACTAATTTGTCATTGAATGACATTCAACGTAGGAATAGGATCGTACAATTATTAGTTGACTGGGGATTAGTAACAATAAATGATGATAGTAAAGAAAAGATTTCAGACCTTGCTCCATTAAATCAAATAAAAGTATTAAGTTTTAAGGAAAAGAATGACTGGACGTTAGAATCCAAGTATAATATAGGGAGAAAGAAACAAGAACCCTGATGAAGTATCACCTTTACGACGAACAAGAGAGACATCAAGGCAAGTTTAATTCCATTGAGGAATTAAGAAGGTTCTTATGTGACAGGAAGTATGATGTTAATTGTGATAAAGATATAGGTTGTACATTTGATTACATAAAACACATTAGATGGTTCTTTGAAATAGAAGAGTAGAAACCGTAACGGTTTTTGGGGGTTTGCACACCTCCTTTTTTTGTGCTATAATTATAAAATATTAATGTGATGCCGAAAGGGTCACTTAATTTACGTCGCTTTACGGAGGACACAATGGTAAACTATACATGGGAGCAATTTACTCCATTCACACTAGGACTCGATGAAACATTCAGCAGACTTGAAGCTTTTGCAGGATCAGGAACAAACTATCCTCCTTACAACATCTATAATGGATCTGATTCTAGAACCATATTGGAGGTGGCACTTGCAGGATTTTCAGAAGGGGACATTTCTGTAGAAAGTGAGAGGAATGTTTTAACGATCTCAGCAAACAAGTCTTCTAAGGAAGATAGAAAGTATTCATACAAAGGAATATCTAATAAGAACTTTTCACGTAACTGGCAACTGGCAGATGATGTAGAAGTTGAATCTGTAGAATTTGCAGATGGTCTGCTTACAATAAAGATGTTGAAGGAACTACCAGAGAAACAAAAACGTCAGAAACATTTTTAATGCTATATAATTTTCCTTCTAACTTTGTCTTCTGGACAAAGGTTAAAGATCATGAACAATTGAAGAAGAAATTACTACCTCAGATATATGCTAATGAATCTGAAATTGCATACGATGGTGCATATGAAGATTCTATTACAAACTATTTTGAAGAGAAGAACATTCTTCTTGACATGGAGAAGGAAATATACCATAATATAATATGGGATCCATTCAACGAAATGCTGGAGGATCCCACTTTGAATATCATGCATAGACCAGAAGAATCTAAACTTCAGTCTATGTGGTATAATGTTTATCGTGATGATAAGTGTTGGCACAAAACACATACCCATCCGTCTTCTACATTCTCTGGTATCTATCTCCTACATCTAGAGGGAGATAATGGTACAGTGTTTACTCAACTTGGACATCAGTTGTTTGAGATGAACTACAACACAAAACATAATGTAGAGGGGGAGGTGATTATATTTCCGTCATCTCTACCACATAGTGTGGTGTCATTTGGAACTCATAAGGTTTCTATTTCATTTAACATTATGTCTAGAAATAATAAATATGGAAATATCTTTTGACAAATTAAATTAAAGGTGCTATAATATGGCTGTATCTGTTGTCACTCTGAAAACGGGTGAACGTGTTATTACAGAATTAAAAGAGATCTTTGATGAAGAAGGAGACAACAAAAAAGGTGTCTGTCTTCTCATGGAAGAACCATACATTTTAAATCTGGATGGTAGCACACCACAGTATCTCACTGAACAAACTGGTATGGAATACCAAGTAAGATTCAGTAAATGGAATCCTTATTCTCCTGATTGGCAGTTTAAGATTCCATACGATTGCGTAATGACAATCAGTACTCCCGAACCAGGATTACAAGATGCTTATGAAAGAAAACTTCAAGAAAAAAAGGAATTAACAAATGACTGAAGCATTAAGAACTAATCACAATATTAGAATTGTTTCTCTTGCAAACAGAGAACGTGTTCTTTGTATATTTGGTGAAGTTCGTAGTGAAGATAAAGAAAAAGTTGTTGGATATCGTATGTTATATCCATACCTCTTAGAATTAGGAAAAGATAATGAAGATGGAACTATTCCAATTAGATACTCTCGTTGGTGTCCTTTTTCACCCGTAGAAGAACATCGTTTAGGTGGAGAACATATCATTAGTGTAGTATTCCCTGACAATAATATTCTTGACAACTTTACTAGTAGACTAAAAGAACTTGGTCTTACTGATGAACAAATATTCTTCCAACAGGAGACACCAAATGGAGATAGCAGCGAATCTACTGCGACTAGCGAATGAATGGATAGTCGCACAGGTTGATGAAATAGAAGAGGAGACACTACCTGGTGATCCTGACTGTGTACTTCGTCAACCTTTTATGGTAGACTATGAAGGTAACCTAAGTCAGTGGCCTAAGAATTCTGATGATCGTGAGGTAGTAGTCAGGTCAACTGACATTACTACCATTGTAAGTCCTAGTAAGGATCTACTTGCAAACTATATTAAATCCCTTGAATGAAGTTTTACACAAGTGTTGAACAAGCAGGAAATCGTCTCCTAGTTAGGGGATACAATAATGGCGAGAGATACAGCGTTCGGGTTCCTTTTAACC